GCAGCATTGCCTGACCCATCGCCTCAGCGAACGCCGCGCCATCCAGTTCAGGGTACAGATCGACCAACCCATCTCGAATCTCTTCAAGGCTCTGTGCCTGCTCCACAAAATTGGTAATGGTGTTAAGCCAAGGTGCGATCGCCCCTTGCACCAAAGGCCGTGCCTTGTCCGCAATCAGTTCGGCGGCATCCTTCGGATCTGCCTCAGCAAACTGAGGTGCTGCATTAGGGTTGGGCGACTGTCCTGCCCCTCCATCTTGCCCCCCGAATAATTGATCTAATGGGTTAGCCTGCGGCGTTGCTGGCTCCGGCGCATCCGGCACCATCTTCCCCGCTGCCACCTCGTCGATTCCGAACACCGACACCAGAACGGCGATCGCATTTTGTTTCGGCAACTGTCCCGTCGCAGCCTGCGTCAGCAGCCCCGTGAGCGCCTGCACCCCGCCCATGCCTAGAGATGAGATGAGCGCGGGTTTTTCAGTTTCCCCGCCTGCTTGGTCATATCCCTCACCATAGGTTGAGGTCACGGTTTCGGCGTTGATTCGATAGCCTAGGTCGAATAGGGTTTTATCCCGATTGACTCGACCGTTCAGGTCTTCCTGCTCATCAAAAACGCGCCAAATTTTAGGGGGGATAGCCCCAGGCAGATTGTAGTCAGTAATCCAGGTGGCGAGGCGGTTGAACGAGTAGGATAGCGAGTCGGCGATCGCCTTACTAATTTCCAACCTCACTTCATTGCCCACCTGGTCACGGGCGCGACTGCCCCCAGAACCCGTCTGGTCGGTGGTGCCCGTTTCGCCCAAAACAGCGCGGGATATCTGCGCGTCCATGAACGCGCATAGCGATTGATAGGTGTCTATCGTGCCGCTGGATGCCGCTTCTAAATACTCAATCAGCATTCCCTCAGGGATAGCTATCTCTGTTTCGTTGGCGAATGCTGCCAACGCCGCCCTAAGTTCCGCGACCTGCTGAGGGGTTGCCCCGCGTGGATACCTCCCTGTAGGCTTGGGCGCTGCAAACCGCTCGACAAACTTCAGCCAAAACCGGATGCCGTTTTTCTTAAAAAAGTTTGGCCAAAATAACACGCGGCCCATTGCCCGACCGTAGGGATTTCCGTCTAGCCCCCCGTGCGACCATGTCAGGATTTTTTTAAGCGGAACCTCTGCCCCACTCCATGAATTTTCTTTGGTCAAATGGCGCAACACATAGCCGTAGTTGCCCTTGGCAAATGCAAACTGGCGAGGGTCGCGCGATCGCACTTCAATTGCGATCGTCTGATTCCCCTCGGTAGCCCACATCACTTCGCCAAAATGCCGCCCATTGAGCACACCACCCATCACAAAGGCCGTCGTCAAAGCGTCGAAGCCCTGCACCGAGGTATGGTTTTCTTCGCTAGGGTTGAGGTCTTTGGTATTTAGATTGAGCAATTGCTCTCGAACAATATCCGCCGCTTTTTTCTCAAGGCGTTTGTCTGAGCCAGATGTCACCGTCCATTCGCGAGACGCGATCGCCCCAGCCAACTTCCGCATCACGGCGTAAATGTGGGCATCATCAAGCAATTTATCGTAGAGCTTCAGCCCTTGACCGTTGCCACGGGTAAGCAGCAGCTCGTCTAGATCATAGAGCAGTTGATTTGGCCCTAGCGCCCCTTCGTAGGATAGGTAAGAATTTTCTAGGGCTGTAACTTCGGCTTTGGTTAGTTTGCCGTTGAGGGGCATGGCGATCGCCTATCGTAAAAAATCTTCTATGGTGTCTGCAACTCGTTTCTTGCCGGAGCTGCTGAATTCAATAATAGGGGTATGCCCAAATCCTAGGCAAACTGCATCTCCCGCGTTTGGCGATCGCCCCAGCCTTTTCCTGGTTTTCGCCTTATCCTCAATCCGCACCTTCCCCGCCGAAGTTTCTTCGTACCAGGTGCCCGAAAGATCTTCCATTACCATATCTTCGTACTGGCCCAAGGGCGCGATCGCCACATCCTCAGTCCTAAACGCTTCACGCAACGCCCAAAAAGATTCGGCCTTTTCGTTTAAAAACTCATCCGGCGCATCTGCACCATGCCCCCAATTTACGCCAAAGGCTTGCAGTTCTTGCTCTAGCAGCATCGTCAATGTCCCTGCACCAACCCCAACCTGATCGACCGCACACCATCCAGGATTTTTAACCAATGCTTTTCGTCCTAAGGTTGCGGCTCTGGCCGTGTCGAGCCGATCGCCCCTAGTTGGTTCGCATTCCACCGCATACAGCACAGGCCCACGCCAGGACGCGATCGCATTGTCATCGCCGCCGTCGCCTACGTCCAATCCATGTCGCCAGGGTTGCTTAGCTGCGATTGCATCCCAATGCTCAGGGTCAGCGTCATATCGTGCCCGTGCTGCCAGAAACCACGACTGCGGAACAATTGATGCGCCCGAATCGGTTGGAAACAGCCCCTCAACCCGCGACAGCCAGAAAACCGAATTCTCGCCCTTGAGCCGCGCTTTCTCAATCCATCCAATTGATACAGCCCCTGGTATCACATCGCGAGAGAATTCGGGGGGCCATTCCGTTTGAGGCTTGACCGTTCCGGTTTCGTCGCAGATATCCACTTTGATTTCAGGTTTTAGGCGATGGATGCCGTCTTCATCCAGTTGATAAGCCCAAGCAACGTTGGGGTGATTCCAGACTGGGATACGGATGTGCGATCGCTTGCAGGCTTTCTCAAAAGGAGTCTGCGGATCGATAGGATTGCCAATTCGCAAGCCCCGATTACTTGACCCCGTAAGGCACGACTCAAACCCATCATCAATCTCTTGAGTGATTCCGCAGGCTTCATCCTGAATCAGCAGCATTTTTTCAGCGTGTTTGCCCTGAAAACTATTGCTGTCGTAGTTTCGGGCGGTGAAACCGTAGGCACGGGCTGTTTCCGATAGCTTGAGCTGAAGAATGTCGCACTTCCCGCCTAACTCCGCTTTGTGGCGTTGATAGAGTTTCCGAATTTCCGACCATAGGATCTGCTTGACCTGACTTTCGGTTGGGGCCGTGGTGATTGCTAAGCCACCAACCGCAAACACCCACCACAGGACAATGCAGGCCGACTCAAAACTTTTTCCAACTCCGTGAGCCGCCTGCACGTTGGTTTCTGCATTGTCGCGAACGGATTCGGCGATCGCCACCTGTTCGTCTGTGAATAGCTCAATTTTCAGAACATCTCGAAAAAAACCAACGGGGTTATCGGCATACTGCGAAAAATCTGCGCCTTTGGGGGCTGGCGGCGGCATCCACTTGTCCAGCGATCGCAACTTCCGCTCAACCCGTGCCAGTGCGTTAGCCTTCACCATTCTTTAGCCGATCCGCAATAATTTTCCGAGTGATTTCAATGTCGGCCAGCGTGCCAATTGCATTGGTCAGTGAATCAATATTGTCAGCGGTCAGCGTCCCTCCATGATGCCGATTATCTACAAATGCGGCCCTCAAAAAGGCCATTCCTTCAGCCAGTACCCCTGGGATTTCACCCGCCCAATCTGCATCCTGCTTTTCTTGCAGCTTTCTAACCATTGATCGCAATTTGTCGTCAGTTTCAAGGCGTAGCCGATATCGCTGGATTGTGCGAATTGTCGTTTTCCACTTTTCGGCAGCAGGGCGATCGCCCATTAAAACAGCATCGCACAGAATTTTTGCAGCTCGGTCATAGTTAATAGTTTTAGGCTTCTTGGGCGCGGCCACTCTTGACCCCTACAGCGGCTTAATGCCCGTATCTAGATCTGCTCGTTCGCAGTTTTCCCGCATTATCTCTAAGGGAACCGAGAGATCCCAATGAGTGCCAACCAGATAGACATTATTGCCCGAAATCTTATCAACCCGCACCCGCTTAAACTCTGGAGTCCCAGGCTTCCATAACAGGCGATCGCCTATTTTGATTTCACCGTGCAGCATTTTTAACTTTTCCCCTTATTTCTGGTTCGGTACTCCATTGTTTCAACATCAAAGGCGATCCACTTCTTTTCCTCATGCTCGGTTCTAGTGGATCTGACGCGGCGTTGATTGTTTGGGGTGCAAGAGCAAGTTATTTTGATAATTTCAAAACTTACGCTGGCTGCCACTAGCTCACCACAAGGAGCGATCGGTTCTGGCGCAGCCAAATACTCTTGGTACCAGCCTTTGCCCATGCATTTGTTACATTCACTTTGTAAAACCATCTAAATCGACTCCCGTAATTTGCGCGATCGCCCTCAACCGTTCCTCGCTCACCCGCATTTTGTCTGTCTCCATTCGAGAGACTATTGCGCGATCGCAGTAGAGTAATTCCGCCAGCTCCTTTTGAGTGAGCTGAGCGCGAATCCGAGCCACCTTTATGTCAATCCCTGTAGTCACGCGGTGTGAGTTTTTTCTCAATATACTTTATTCCAGCCTTAGAAACAGCCAAACTGCAAGCTATGAACCTATTGCATATCTTTAAAGTCAACAAAAGAGCAGAGGAATGCGGCGTCAGCTTTGCTGATGTGCAAGAAGCCGTCGCTAATTACGATCCGGCGCTGCACGAGGCGGCGATCGTAATTGGGCATCCCAAGCTTGACGATCCAGCCTACGGTTGGGTTGAGTCGTTGTCGTTGTCAGGCACAACCGTGCTGGCTAGCCCTAAGCAGGTTGTTGCGGAGTTCGCCGAATGGGTTAGTCAGGGGCTGTACAAAAAGATTTCTGCGAGCTGGTATGGCAAAACCAACCCTGACAACCCCACCCCTGGGAAGCTGTATCTAAAACACGTTGGGTATCTGGGGGCAACACCGCCCAAAATCAAGGGCTTGCCGGATTCCTCCTTTGCTGAAAGCGAAGGCGAGGTGCTGACGCTTGAATTTTCTGAGCTTGACTTTGGCAATTGGGGCGATAACCTCAACGTCCAGCTCTGGCGCAGCCTGCGCGATTGGCTAGTCGATACCGCAGGCTCTGAGGTGGCAGAGCGGGTCTTGCCGACTCAAAGAATTGACTGGCTTCTAGAGGCAGCAATGGAGCCACCCCCAATGCCCGCAATGCCCGACAACTCGTACAACTACAGCGAAAAACCTATGGCCTTAACCGAGAAAGAACTAGAAGCCCGCGAACAGGCGATCGCCCTTCGCGAACGCGCCACCGTCCTTAAAGAGCAAGAGCTACAGTTTTCTGAGGCCATTGATGGTGCCATTAAAGAGGGGCGTGTCTTGGCAGCCGAGAAACCCGCACACCTGAAGCGGCTCAAGATGCTGGCGGCTATCCCTGCCGATAGCGTTGTCGATTTTGCGGAGGGCAAGGCCGACTACAGCCCCACGGCTGAATATATTGCCGAGCTAAAGACCCGCCCTGTAGTGGTGAATTTTAGCGAGATTTCGGGGGGCGAGGTGCCAGAAGTGACGAATGACCCCAAAGCTTCCGCAAAGGCGATTGAAAAGCGAGTTGCGGAAGCCAAGAGCGAAGGGCGATACCTTTCGTTTGCGGAAGCCGACGCTGAAATCCGAGCTGAACAAAATGGAGCGAAAAAATAATGGCAGTTGGGCCGTACTACAACACTGAGGGCCGTGACGCGGTCAACTACACCGCTCAAGGGGCCATTGGCAAACATCTGCTCGTCAAATTTGGCGCGGCAGACAAAGCCGTCACCCTCGCCACCGCAGCCACCGATAAAATCATTGGCTGCACCTCCGATATTGACGTACTCGACACCGAACCCTGTGACGTGTTTCGCCACAAAATTGCGCGGGTGATTTATGGCGCTGCCGTGACCAAGGGCGATCGCCTAACCGCTAACGCCGCAGGCCGCGCAATCCCCACAGTGACGCAAGGTGATTCTTATATCGGGATTGCCGAAATCACGGGCATTGCAGGCGATATCGGCGCGGTGGCAATCTTCCCCGGCGTGATGTAAGGGCTTATTAGAGGAGTAACTTAAAAACTATGGCTAGAAGCCCTTTCCAGATTCAGCCTGATTTAACCGGAATTGCGATCGCCTACAAAAACCAGGAATACATTGCGGACATGATCGCCCCGCGTGAGACGGTTAATGCCGAGCTATTCGAGTGGGATGAACTTAACATTGATTCAATGTATGAGTTCCAGGACGACCAAGTAGGGCGGCTGAGCGCCCCCAATCAGGTTACTTTTGCGTCAACTCGTAAACCAGGTTCTACCGTAGACCACGGCCTTGATAGTCCTGTCCCTCAGAAAGACATGGATAATTATCAAGGCGTGGGGGCTAGTCCGCTGGCGATCGCCACCGAGGGTGTGACCGAGCTAGTCATGCTCAATCGCGAAAAACGGGTGGCGGATATTGTGCAGACGGCTGCAAACTACAAGGCTGGGAACACAATTCCACTTTCTGGCACCTCTCAATTTAGCGACTACTCCAATAGCAATCCGGTAGACGCAATTCTGACCGCCCTTGATATTCCGCTTGTTCGTCCTCGCGTGATGGTGCTCAGTAATTACGGCTGGCGGGTGCTTCGCCAACATCCCAAGGTTGTTGAATCAGTCAAGGGAACTGGTGCAGGCTCTGATGCTCGTGGCGTGGTAGCACGCCAGCAAGTGGCAGATTTGCTTGAGCTGGATGCGGTCTATGTGGGCACCGCACGGGGTAAGGCGACACCGCGTAATGTAGATGCAGCCGTTAGCACTCCCGCTCGAATTTGGGGCAAGCACCTAGCGCTGTTGGGCGTAGACCCGATGGCGAAGTTGCTTAACATGAACAGACCTACATTTCTCATGACTGCCCAGTTTGGCAATCGCGTCGCGGGAATTATTCAAGACCCTGACATGGGGCTAGATGGTGGCGTTCGCGTTCGTGCAGGGGAAAAAGTCAGAGAAGTCATAATGACAAAGGAGTGCTCCTACTTCTTTGAAAATGCCTTCGCTTGAACCCCCTTTGTAAACTTAGTCCGAGGCTTCTTTATGGCAGCACCTAAACCACCGATTGAACCAACCCCACCGATTGAACCAACCCCACCGATTGAACCAACCCCACCGATTGAACCAACCCCACCGATTGAACCAACCCTACCAGTTGAACCAACCCCACCGATTGCCGCCAAAGAAACTATCACCGTCACCGTGCTAGAGAAAATCTTTCACAGTGGCGAACTGTACGCGGTTGGCAGCGAAATCACTGACACGCCAGCGATGCTAAAATCTGCCCTTGAAGCTGAAAAGGTGGAGATCAAGAAATAATGCCCTACTGCGTGATCGCCGACTTCATAGCCACCTTTGGCGAACAAGAAACTGTAGCGGTGACGAACCTCTACACCCCTGGGGCGATCGCAATCGACGAAACCAATCTTGAGCAAGCCCTCACTGATGCCAGCGCCCTAATCGACGGCTACATCCAGGGCCGCGTGACTCTCCCGCTCGCTGCCCAGCAAGTCCCTGCCACCCTTAAAGCCTGTTGTGCCGACATTGCCCGGTATCGGCTCGACAGGAATCGGTGCAGAGAAGAGGTGAGGATTCGGTATGAGGATTGGATCTCGTGGCTCAAGGACGTATCTAAGGGTGTGGTGAATTTGGGGCTTGATTCTCAGTTGCCCCCAGAATCGCCAACGTCTGTGCCGGATCGGGTTTATGTGCGGAGTGGCGATCGCGTGTTTACCGATGATGTTTTGAGTAGATACTGATGCTCCAAGAACTCGAAACTGCCCTAGCCGCTCGTCTTGCGCCCATACAAGACGAGGGCTTTCGCGTTCTGGGGGCACCGACCGACCATCAAGCGGTCGGGCGGGTGTTTGGCAAGGGTGAGATTCGGGTTGCCTATCAGAGCCGAACGTATCCACCATTTGGCGGCAATCGTGTTGAGCGCAGTCGCAAGCCCACGCCCTGCACCATCGTGTTTGAGGTCGTGGTGGAGCTGCAAGATGCTCAGATGGGGACTCATGCGATCGCAGCCGAAGCGATGGAGCGAGTCGTTAATTTGTTGGCGGGATTTGTTCCAGATGGTGAGTGTGGGAGTGGTCTTACACCCGTGAAAGATGGGTTTGTCGGGCGCGACAAAGAGTCAGCCGTATGGCTATACGCAGCCACATTTTCGCTCAGTAGAAATATCGTTTTAGGAGTTGCTGCATAATGCTGACGGGTTTTGGACGATTCGCCTTAGAGACACTAGACCTCACCCCTACGCTAATCGCCCAAGAATTAGCGATGTGCCCAGATCTGCTGGATTTCACCCTTGAAACTACAACCGCAGACTCACGCAAAGCTAGGGGCTGGCGGGGCTGCAAGCGGGTAGTGATCGCTTCTGCACCTGGCGAAGAAGAAACGACGCTGACAATCCAGCTTGACGATATTAACTGGGCCGCTTATCAGCTATCCGAAGGTGAGCTAGCAGAAAACGTAAGCGTGACCCTCCCGATCTGGAAAGAGGCTATTGTAGGTGCTGGCGGGACGGTTGCCGATGCAGACTTAATAACGGGGAATATTGGCTCTGTCAAAGCTTATTTGCTATCTCCAGTCGGGACAAATATTGCAGGCTACCTAACTAAGGTTGCGACTGCGCCAACCGTTCGACAATTTAGCGCTGCCGCTGGAACCTTGACGTTTAACGCGGGACTGATTGGCGGGGCCGTTCGGTACTTAGTCCGCAAAGACCTGACCAGCGTTCCTAGTATTGGTAAAGCGCCAAACCCTATTTTGCTCAACAAGCTCAGTTTTATTGGTCACGCCTGCTCGGATCAGCATCCAGGTGGCATATTGATTAGTTGTCCATTGGTGGTTCGCTCTGGACGCGGATCTGTCAATTCTGCCGACGATGTGCCCGTCCTTGAAGTACCGTTTGAGGTGCTAACCGCTCCAGGGGAACGCAGTCCGGTTCACAGATATTTATTGCCAGCGGCGTAGGCCATGAGCGATCCTTGGGAGCCATTCGAGTACGTTGATTGCCTGAGAAATACTCAGGCGACTTTTGGATGCAGCACGGTTGGCATTTTTCGATTCCAGAAACTGATCCAGCAGATTCAGCACACGCTTCTCAACAGTCCAGAGGACGATCTGACTTGGCAGTTTTACTACCTCAGCGATCGCCATTTCCAATCCGCCATAACCGAGTGTCTAACCCTCAACAACATAGACCCTGACACAGTGACCCTGGCGATGGTCAACGCGCTGCTGTTCGACCCTGGCCACCTCATCGCCATCAACACGCCCCCCGAATCAGCATCCGCTCGATCTGCCGAACCCGCAACGCTGGGCGAAGTGATTGGGGCGATCGCCACTGGCACAGCCTCAATAGAAGAGGCGATTAGACTTGCCGAAACCGTACCCGCCCAACAGCTCCAAGTAATCCTAGGCGGCAAAAACAAAGCCATCCGGCTGCAAACCGAAGAAGGAAAGAAAGCCGAAGAGACAAAGAAGTTGAAGGCCAAGGCAAAGCAGCAGCTTGAAGCGATGAGGGCGGCAGCGCAATGAATAACATCCTTTTTGGACTAGAGATAAACGCCAGCGGCGGAGCGCAGACAGTCGGGCAATTCAAGGCCATGCAAACGGCGATCGCCAACCTCAAAAAAGAGGCGGCAACCTTCAACGCCGTCGGCAAAGCATTAGGAATCACCGATGATGAAGCGAAAAAACTCGCCCAAAGCCTAGGCAAAACTGCCGATGAAACTCTAGATCTAATTGGGGCGATGAAAGACCTGAAATCGTTGCAAGTGGATGCGGCCACTCGATTTCAGGTACTGAGCAGAGGCGCGAACCTCACCGCAGATCAGTTCGCGAATTTAGAAAAAAAACTTGGAACAACCAATGATGAGTTGAACGATTTTCAAAAATTGGGCGGTGCGATCGCCAGTGCGGGAATCGCCGCCAAAGTTGCCGAAATCGGAAAAGGCGTTGGACAGACCGGGCTAAAATTTGAGGCGTTGCAATCCACCCTTGAAACCACGCTGGGCAGTAAGGCCGCTGGCGATCAGGTTTTTGGACGGCTCCAAACCTTTGCCGCAGATACCCCCAATCAACTGGATGAGGTGGTGCAGGCGTTTATCAGCCTGAAACAGCGGGGGATTGAGCCAACAAACGAAACTCTTCAAAAATTTGGAGACATCGCAGCCTCTCAGGGCAAGCCGTTGCAGCAGTTTATTGAGGCCGTACTTGACGCCACAACGGGAGAGAATGAACGCCTCAAAGAGTTTGGGATTGCCGCAAAAACATCCGGCGACAAGGTGACGTTTACCTTCCAGGGCGTTAACAAAACCGTAGAAAAAACCCCCCAAGCTATTCAGGGCGCATTACTCGCTTTCGGCGCACTAGACGGCGTAGCGGGCGGCATGGAGAAAAAAGCAGCCACGCTAGGGGGGCAATTTAGCAATCTCCAAGACAACACCGAAGCACTTCAAAACGAGATGTTTAGCTTAGTTCAAGGGCCAATGATTGCCCTCGTGACCCAAGCCAACACCCTCATTAACTATTTCCGCGACCTGCCCGCCCCCATTCGCCTTACAGTGCTGGGCATTGCCGGATTCAGCGGCGTATTGGTCGCCGCCGTCGCCGCCGTCACCGCCTTCGAGCTGGCACAGGGGAGGGCGATCGTCACCACCACCGTACAGTCTGCTGCCCTGGTCAAGGATGCGATCGCCACCAACGCCGTCGCCGCCGCCAAGCTCATTGCCGCCGCCGCCACCGGAAAATTGACCGAGGCCCAACTTGGCAGCATTTCAGCAATGACCGCGACGGCTGCGACGGCGGGGTTGGTAGTGGGGGCATTGGCTGCGATCGCACTGGCCGTGGATACGTTCAACAAAGTCACGGAGGCCGCCCGCGAAACGGAAAAGGCCACCGCTAGCATTGAGAAATCTCTCGCTTCGCTCACTGAAGTCGAGAAAAAACATGCGGATGCGGCGGGGCAGGCCGCTGCAAATTCGAGCCTAGAAGCCGCCGCGCTGGAACGTACTCAAAAACAGCTTGGCCCCATCCAAAACGCCTTGGATGTGTTGCGGAACCTACTTGCTACCCTCTCTCTCAAAAACTTGCTGACTGAATTTGCAAAGCTGGACATCGTGCCAGAACCGCTCAAAAACCTGATTAACGCCTTGGCTAACGTGCTGCCCAAAGTCTCGACGGCGGCGGAAGAATCGCTACGAGAGCAGGCCGTCGCGTTTGAGGAACAGGCCAATAAAGCCGATGAAATCACGGGCAAAGTTTTTACTCTGTTCAGTAAGGGCGCGGGCAAACTCACAGATAACGAGCTGAAGCTCTATAAGTCGGCGGTGGATGAAGCGACGGCATCAATCACCGCGCACATCCCCATTGACGCGCAGGACTCAGAACTTAAAACCCAAAAGCTTGCTCTACTCGCCAAATCCAAAACCCTAATCGACAAAGAAACCGAGGCGCGTGAGAAATCCAAGAAAGCCATTGAGGGAGCCGTCGCAGCCGAACAGAAAGCCATTGAAGAAAAAGCGCAGGCCCAGGCCGCTGCCCTCAAAACTCAGCAAGACTCAGTAAAGGAAAAAGCTCAGGAGAAATTCGACGCGGCTAGTCGCGATCGCACCGACAAAGCCGCCCAGGAACAGCGCGATCGCCAAGAAGCCTTTGAAAACTTGCAGCGCACCGTAGACCGTCGCTATCAAGATTTAAAACAAGAGCGCGAAGACGCCTTTAGCACGGCGCAGCAGGCCAAGGCAAAAACGTTTCAGGACGGGCAACAGCGCAGCTCCGAGGCATTTCAAGCCAAGCAACAGAGCGCCCAGAAGGCGTTTGAAGACAAACTCAAGAGCGCGAATCAAACCACCGCGACGGCTTTCACCGAAGCCCAACGCCGTGCCAGTGTAGCCGAGCAACTGGCAGCGGCTAAAACCACTGAAGAGCGCAGCAAAATCCTAAAAGAGTCCGCTGCGCAGGTTGCCCAACAACAGGCGATCTCCAAACTCCAGCTTGCTGATCGCCCTTTCAATCCAGACCAAATTCTCAACCTCGCCAAACAGGTATCGGGGGAAAATCAAGGCACTGCCGAAGGGGCCAAGAAAATCTCGGATGCGATCGCAGCCATTCAAGCCGAACAGCAGAAGCAGCAGGAAGCTGCCGACCAGCAAAAACGATTGGCGTTTGAAGCGCAGATCAGAACCGAGGCCAAAGCATTCGCTGACCAGCAAAAGACCGACCAAGCGGCTTTCGACAATCAGAAACAGGCAGAGGCAAAGACTTTTGCCGAGAGCGAACGGGCGATCGCCGACCAATGGGCCGCGCTACAGCGCGAAACTCAGAAGGCTTTTGCGGCGGACGAACGAGCCATTCAACGGGCGACTGAGGATGAAAATCGCTCAATTCAAAAAGTGTTTGCAGCAGAGCAGAGAGCTGCCGATCTTGCCAATGCCGAGCAGATTAAAAAGATCCTCGATAGCGCCAAAACCGCAACCCCTCAAGCGCGGCGTTCTGGGGGCAGTGTCGAAGCGGGTCAGCCCTATTTGGTGGGCGAAGCAGGGCCAGAGCTGATCTACCCCAATCGAGCGGGCTACGTGGCCACCGCCCGGGAAACGGCTGCGATGATGAGCGTCCCCAGCGTGGGCATATCGGCTCAACCCAATCTCAAAGTCAGCACTGACACAAAAGCTCTAGAGATCAAAATGGATAAACTAATAAAAATCAACGATGATCTTGCGCTGCGTCTTTTGCAGCAAGAGCGCAATACGTTCAATCAAACCAATTATTATGGTCAAAAAAGCAGTGTGCTAAGAGGGACGGGCCTTTCGTGAGTTGCTTCCCTGAGGCTGGTTATCAGAAATTAATTCTGGGGGCAGATTCTGTCACTCTGAATTGCGATTCGTTCGTCTTTGCTGCAGGAGATGGCGAAACCTGGCTCGATCTATTTGGGTGCGATCGCCAACCCGACCCCGAATACCTCGCCAAAACTTTTTTTGGATATGGTGGTGCGTCTCACTGGAAAAGCTATCCGTTCAACGCGCCCTTTCGCTACCGCTGGAAATTGCAGTTACTTAGCGAGGCAACCTATTTTGGATTGAGGGCTTTGGCACGGCGATCGCGCAACACTCGCACACCGATCCGCCTGCTGGATTATTTGATTCCCCTAGATGAAGATGCCCCCCGAATTCGGGGGGCAGTTGGGGTCGAACTACCCTCTCCTTTTCCAAGCGTGAAATGGTTCTATCCTCAGTTCAATGTCGAACTGACGGTCGGCGAGGGAGTGCCAAGGGAGTATGGCTACGACGTCGAGATGAGCGCGATCGAGTACGACCCCGATCGACCCGTGACAGGAGATGTTGCGGCATGACGGATTTCTCTGCCCGCAAGATTCGTGCGATCGCCTACAAGGGCGACTCCACTGACCCAATGGATATTAGCCGCGCCATTGTCGAAGGGTTTAACCTCAAAAGCTCATCTCTCGACACGGTGGGCTGGTGTGGCTACGACTCAGAACTATTGCTGTGGCAGCACCCCGAAATTGAGGAGCTAGACACGCGGATAAACCCACTTAGGTCAGCACGGGGCAACAAAATCACCATTGAGGTAATGAGCTTGACAGGCTGGGTGCTTGTAAAGACCCTGCGAATGCTCAATGGATTCTATAAGCAAAAAGACCAAACCTTGCGCCTACAGGTCGGGTGCAAATACACCCTCAAAAATTCCCGTAGGCCGCCAGGGGATAGCTCCCCCGCCACAATTTCAGGGGGAAACAACTTAAAAAGGTGGGTAGACGACAACTTGCAATCCTTTGGCTTACCAACCCTCGCCACGGGGCTAGGCGATCCAGATATCAGCACTATCCCCGTCAACGGTTCCATGCCCTACCAAGGGGGCGGCAATATCATGGATCACATTGGCACGGGCCTATGGGCCAGCTCTGGCTTAATCCTGTATCTGGATGCTCAAGAGCGTAGCCGTCTAGCCTCCCCCAGTCTTACCCCCACAGTTGCAGCCTACACAGGCGATGCCCGCGACTGCGAACCCTATGAGCGCTCCGATGGAGAAAAAGAGCGACCACCCGGCAGAGTTCGAGTGTTGGGAAACCCTCAATTTATCTATCCCTACGTCGATCCGCTCGACATCACAACAACCACAACAACTGGCCCCATCACCCGCACAGAGACAATCTCTGAATCACACACAGCCAACAGCCGTACAGTGATCACAACTGGGACAGAAACCATCACGGGCCTATCGGTAAATGCTGGGGCGAATACCATTGGTGGCCCCTACAAAAACACCCGCATAGAGTACTACGGGGGCGGATTGCCCCCGCAGCCCAACCCAGACCCAGACTTACCAGGAACCCCAGCCTCAGCCCCGTGGATTGTGCAAGAGGTTGAAACCCAGGAGCAAACCCCTGAAGCCCCCGCAAGTGGAAGTGGTGGCAGCTTTGGGCTTCGGGTGGCAAAAAAAAACACCACCGATTATTCCTACGGCCCTCAGATTGCCAATCCATATTCCACGCCCACCATCAGTATGGTGGTAGGCAAAATCGTCAAAACCACTGAGCGCGATAGCAACTTTGAGTCCAGCGCAAGCGGGGGAGGCTCCACAAGCGCTCTACTCAACACCGACATCGTAGAGACGGAAGAATGGGACAAAGTCTCAGAGGGCCGATACCGATACCGAAAAACTGTGGTAGATCCAATCGCTGAACAGAGCGATCGCCGCAGCTCTGCCGTCAGCTCCAGCGCTGGCAGTTCCGAACCCCCATCAACCAAATTCCGCCCTCCACTCTATGACGTGAAAACCATAGAGGTCATAGGGATAGCGCGATTCGACTACCCTGTGGGAGCGCCGCTCAACGACTACCCGCTTGATAAAAACCTAGGGCAGTATATTCAATCCAAGCCCTTGGCAGAGGCCCGCGCCAAGGAAGTCGGGGGGTGGCAGATCGGCAGACACGAGGGGCAAGATATTGGGTTTGTCCCCTCAGATGCTTATCTCGCCGACTGGAAACCATTCCAGGCTGCTTTTATCCACCGCAACGCGACCATTGATGACGTGTATCTTATAGATGGCGCGACGTTGATGCTAGAAAAAGACCAGACCTATATCGCTACCGAGGGGATTTGGCTGGGGGTGCGCGATCGCGCTACGGGTATAATCACCCCGCATTACGAGCTGGCCTACTTGCTGTGGAGCTATGACGCGGATGGCAGCTTAGTGATTGATTCGACTGGCAATAATGTGAGGTATGGATAATGGGAACGCCAAAACAAATTCATGAATGGCCGGTCGAATTTACCAGCTTAGAATCAAGCGACTATCTTCCAGCATCAAAAGCGGGAGTCTCAGGCAAAATAACCAGAGAAAATTTCGAGAAAAACAATCCCAAACCTTTTCTTCCTAGCGCTGCTGCCATACTGCGCACAAAAATCAACAAGACATTCTTCGTTAGTAACGGAATTTCTAAAGGCGAACTTAGGTTTAACGATGATGTTGTAAATGGAAACCCAACAGAAGCTTACATTCATAAGCTATCCGATGCACCCTACGATTTTTATATAAACGAATTTTTTAATAGATTGCCAAGAAATAGTTGTCTTTACTTTGTTAAAGATGCAGACAATATAATAGGGTTGGTAACAAGCAAAAAAGTTCCTATCGACCTTGAAGATTACTTTACAATCCCGATCGACTATGCATTTCAAATTGGAGATATTAATACGGGCGATGTACTAGGCATAACCTGTAGTTCAAATGGCACAGAACGAGAGCAAACGAATTCTGACTATGAGTACTATGTAAGAAGCGATGGTGACGATAATAATAACGGCTATAATGACAGCCCTGGCGGTGCTTTTAAAACATGGCAATATGCCATAGACTTTGCTTCTAGCTCGTTCAATACAGATTACGACGTCACTTTAATCGCTGGAGGTTCTGGAGTTCGGCAATTCGATCTGACACAATCTATCAATATAAAATGTCCTGCCGGGAATGGAAGGTTAGTACTTAGAGGCAACCCATCAAATCCATCGCAATGTATTTTTTCTGGTAGCGTAACGCATCTACTTAAAGCATCTCATGGCAAATGTTTAGTTGATGGCTTTAGGTTCACAAGCCCATTTATCAATCCAAACACTATATTTCTACAGTGCAATGAAGGGTTATTACAATTCCAAAATATTGATTTTGGGCCATTGACTCAAGGTTCAGTCCCCACCAGTCAAATGCATGTCTATGCAAATGGTGGAGATGTTCAAGTCATTGGAAACTACAGAATTTCAGGCGGGATGGGTCTCGCACATATATTCGCAAAAAACGGCAGCCTCATTTTAAGGCCAGATTTTGACGCTACTGTAACCATTACAAATAATCCAACGTTTGATTCAACAATCTATCTAACAGCAGGCGCTATCTACGATATCCCTAATCTGACGTGGTCGGGTACAACGGTCGGTAAAAAGTATACGGTTCAACTTAATAGTATTTTGCGATCACAGGGTGCATCGGGAAATATCCCAGGGTCAATAGCTGGTGTTGTTGAAACAGGCGGACAGCTAAATTAAACGAATCGGCCAGGGTTGACAGCTCTAAGATTAACCGCCATTGCGCTTTTATAAAGCGCCAAATTTGGCACCTCAGCACTAAAATCAGGCAATGTCACAGTACGTGTGTTAATGGTCAAATCTCCATTGCCTGCGATCACTGCCTGAAGCTCTTGCCAAGATTGGTCTAGTTGCTGAGTATAAAAATAAAGCGTGCGATCGCTATAAAAGTTCGGAAAGCCTCTCAGCGTATTGTAATTAGGATGAGTAGGGCCAAAATTTAACGGGGTAACAGTCAAGTTAGCCCCGTCAACTGCACAAAGCGCCACTTGAGGCGCTTGAACTGGACTTGAGTAGCGATCGCCTAAAAAATACCCAGGGCCATCGAGATAGCCTCGATTGTGCCAGACATCAGGAGATACTCCAGCCCCCTGCAATTTATCTTGGTCAATGATAGTGCTAGCAAATGCAAAATTTGAGCTGGATATCAAAACAGAGGGTGCCACTGGAAAGTTTGTCATCGTGGCACTACCAAATGTAAACGCAGGATTAATATTTGAAGGGGCACTAGGTTGAATTCCACCACTTCGATAAAACTCAATCGTTCTAAAAGATCCGGCGTATTGAATTGAACCAGATACACTATTAAGGCCAGAAACTCCTAGACTAAGTAGTTTGAGCTGCTGAACCCCAGTAAAATCGCTCGTAAACGAGTAATTAATAAAGCTCGGAGGTGCGCCAGCGGGCGGGGAATTAAGGGCCGTATCGCTGGTAATCGAAAAAGCAACATCAGGTCGAACCGCCGTAGAGTTGACCGCAGGTAGAGCGGCGATCGCATCCACAGGCAACGCTTGAGACTCAGCACCAAAAATATAGGGTTCTAGCCGATACGTCGGGGGCACAATCGGCGCGGCTGTTACGCGAGAGCGCGTTAACCGACGAGTATCTACAGTAAACACAGGGCCAACAGGCCCAAAAACACCATAGGCAAGATTGCGAGCAAAGACCAGCTCAGAGCGAGAGATCGTAGCCTGGAAGAATGTACGTTGTGATATCCAAACCAAGCGCCGAGTGTCAGCATAAAAATAAATTAGCGTAATGTCAGGCCGCGATTTAGAATCAAATCGAACCTGCGCACTGGCTGAACTTAACCCAGATGCACTGGCCCTATCGACCTCTTTCGGACGAGTGCGATCGCCTACGTAATACGCCACGATTTCACTGTTGTCAATCAAGAAATAAACCTGCCCAATGGTGTCAGAAGGCATTACACGCCTACCCGATGGTCGCGATCTCCGAGAACCGACATCAAACCCCCGCCCATCTGATCGCCCCTGCTGCCCTACCTCTGCCTGCACATTGGAGAGCGATCGCATTGGCACCGCAGCCCCACCAATAGCGCGTGTCAGCGGCTGTCCAGTATTATTGTCTTGTCCCGCAGCAAACATTGCCCCCTTCTTAGCAGCGGCAACCCTAACTTGTTCAACAGCCTTCTGTTGCCGCTGTTGACGAGATTGCTCAATAATTTCCTTAGGATCCATGACACCTCAAGAATTAATAGATGGTAGCCGTGAACTGAGGCTCAAGAAGGCCCGCCAGCAGGTTGAGGCTCAAGATGCTCAGCAGCAATTTTACGGCACCGTAAGTGGATTTGATGGTGCCGTGGGAATGTATTGGGTGCGTATTCGTGGTGGCAGCGCTATTCATGGGCGCTCATTGTCGAGTGCAGCCTATGAGGCAGGGGAGGTAGTCAGCGCCTTTTTGGATCAGTCAGGGTTGTTGTGGATCGACAAAATCTCACGCGGTTGATGCGCAGTCAGCCGCCTCTAAGAATTTGCCGTCTTCACCGCGTCCACCGCCGTGCGTCCGATCTCCCGCCAATTTGATGCCTCGCTATAGGGTGCCAGCACCTCAGCCCCTTCGACCCACACATTGCAAAACAGCACTTCTGCCACCTGGGTGCTAGCCTGCGGAACAATCGTGATGGGTCTGCTCAGCGCTTCTGGGGGCAGCGTGGCGATCGCACTCAACAGCCCTTTACTAAAGTGGCTATCGTGGCCTGACTCCAAAATGTAGGTTCGGTCGGCCTCAATGGTGGCATGCAGCTTCCAGCATTCTTGATTGCGGCGTTTTGCCTGGGTAAATTCCAGCTTGCGAAAATAGCCCGTGAGTGAGCCATGAGGCAGCACGATAGGACAGTTGTTCGCATCTAGGCTGTACCAAAGCCCGCCGTGTTTGCGATTGCAAAAAATCCACTGCTCAGATCTTGGGGCATTACCAAAACCTAAAACTGGCTTGGGGGACAAGACTTGAATCAAGCGCTCAAGGTTGGCATTCAAAGGACTGGGTAGGTCTCCTTTGCGGCGATCAAAAGCTTGATTTGACTCAAGCGTTTTTTTCAGCCCCTTGATGTGCTTGCACTCTGCAAACGATGGGCAATTGCAGGCAAACGTTCCATCCTTGATGATGATCCGATAGGTTTTCTCGTTTTCGAGGTTGTCGCAATGCCAGATGTCCTTCCCAAGACTGGTAAATTTTAGATTTTCGAGGGTTACTGTTGCCATGCGATCGCCCTCCTGAAGCGATGTTGCGTCCATTCTAAGTCCTTGTAGTATTTTGTAGTGTGCAAAGCAAGACTCAAAGGCCGCAAATCCGGCCTTTGAATGTATGTCATTTTTGGGCGAGGTGGATCAGGCGATCGCCCGCCACAACCACAGCGCCTGTGCCAGAGCAGTAGACTGAGACGGCTTCATGGGTGCGATCGTCCACGGTGTGGCAAACCTCCGCTTTGTCAGCGTTTTTGTTCTTACTCATGACGCGATCGCCTTGACCAGCGCCATGCGATCCAGAGCCACTGCCGCATCTTCCCAGCGCTCAAACATCTGGGGACGGGCTACTGTGGCGCGGTTGATGTTGATAATGCCGAAGCAGCCGGAGCGCCGAAACCATTCGATCCGACCCAGAAATTGCCCTGCGACTGAAATGTCCCAGACGGGCTGGGTTTGATGTTGCTGGATGAGGCGGTAACGGGCGTCATTGAGGGCTGCTACAGAATCGTAGGGGGGATGGATGGCGGCGTTGTAGTCGTCAAAGTTTTTTGGCTTGTGTGTCATGATGGGTTTGGTTTGCTCTGCTTATTAACGTGATTTGAATGAGGCGATCGCACCTTTGAGAGAGAGGCGATCGCTTTTTTGTGCGTCAGTGCCGAACAGACATGCCAGCACTGGTAGGGGTTAGGCGTCAATCAACGCCTGAAGTTTTTGAATAATTTGTCTGTGTCGCTCAACCTCTTGGTGGTAGGCCGCTAGGTCGTCTTTAGCGGCGGCAAGGATTTGGTTGTACTGAGTCTGTATTGTCATGGCGGTGGTGAGGGGTGAGGGGTGGCAGGGGCTGCGTGCGCAGCCCCAAAGAGTGGCCTACTTGATGGTAGCGATCGCCCTATCTTTGCGAGCTGAGGTAGGAGCCTTGCGCGCTGCGATGCCAGCGGGCTTGGCTTTAGGCGCTTTCTTGGCCTTGGCGGCTGGGAGCGCCTTGACTGGAGTAAGGGGAGCGATGTTGGCGGTGATCCAGGCTTGGTTCATGGCGGTTCTGGGGGCAACAGTGATTTGAGGGGCGGCGCTCAAGAACAGCACCGGAGCACCATCAACAATCTCGGCATCAATGACCTCATCAATGGCGTTATCGAACTCGTAGACATCGATGGCAGCGGACTGAGCAACCACAATGGCGGTTACTTCAGGCGCTGGCTTGGTGGACTCGTAAAGCGCTCGGACAAAAACACCGAGGTTGTAGGCCATGACGGCGGCTTCGTAGAAGGCAACGCCGATCTTGACTGTGGCGATGAGGGTAGCCTGGGCGTTTTGCTCGGAGCGGAGCTTGTAGTAGGCGATCGCCTCGGGAGTGTGGAGCTGGGCGACGGCGGAGCAAAAAGGGCTGTAGTTAGACATGGTGTAGAGGATGGGGCGGGGTAATGTGGTGAGCGCCTCCATGTCTCTATTTGTAGCTCAAGCTAATCTGATTTGTCAAGTGTAAAATTAAAAGTATTCGCACAAGATAAAAACTGGGTTATCATTGAAAAAACAAAGCAGGAAGAAACCGTGAGAACAATTACCAACCCAAAAGGAGGAGGACGCAAAGCTCGCCGAGTCAAGGCAGCGCAAATCACTCTAATGCTAGATGAGGATTTAGCTCAGTGGCTAGACGACCATAAAAAAATGGGAAGAATTAAATCCGACATTGCAAACATGGCGCTGCGTTACTTCAAAGATAAATTTGATTTTTCATGTAAGAAACCTAATTAATTAGGGTATCTTAAGTAAGTAAGCAAAGTTTCCAGCCCTGGGAACAAAGCAAAGCCCTCAGCGCTGCACACGCTGAGGGCAACGCAAACCCTTGTATCAGAAGGATCCGCATGAATACTCTAGCTCCAGTAAATGCCGACTTTACGCGGCTCTTGAAAGAATTTAAAGATTGGCAATCTGGTGCCTTTGCAGAAATGCGCCGCCTTAGTGCTGAGTGCGATCGCGTTGAGGCGACATGTCTTGCGGTTGTGCAAAGTTGGCGCAGCTAAAAAATTTGGGGTGATCGCCCTACCTTTGCCCACCAAAACACAACCCTCAGAGGAAACCCGAACATGTCGGCAGAATGCCTTGAAGCGTTAGAAACCCTTTGTCAGTGGATGGATGAATCCGGCATTGACTGGGGCAACATTGATAGCCCACCTAAAGATCGATCCGAGGCGATCGCCCACCTTGAGAAATGCTGGGGGCTGGCATGAGCAAGGCTAATTCAACTTCCACAACTGAAGAATCCGCAGAAGATTTTGACCCGCTGCCTCCTTCAGAACCTTTCAACTCCGCTCAAGACCAGCCCCTAGAAGTATTTGGGGCTGTTGTACAGGTCAACAGTCAAATGATTAAAGGCATGGTTTTGGCTCACCTCTTGATGCGAAACAAAGGCGAAGTTTTTGAAGCCTCCGTGGACGTTGGGGCGATCGCCAAAACGCTAGGCATCACCACGTTCGAGGTCAACCAAGCATTGCTTGACCTGGTGGCAGAGAAACGAGTGGAGATGCTGGCAATCAACAAAGCCATTTTTAGGGTTGAGCGAGTCCATGTGCCGAGCTAACCACATCCTGCACATCGCCCTCATCCAAGAGGACTTGAGGGCGATCGCTCAGCACCTGCAAGAGCACCCGCTCGCCCCAGACACCCTGGATCACCTCGCTCAATTGGCCTTTGCTGCCAGATCGGCGCGTCAGTGGGTCACGGGGCAACCCGTGCCAAATCAGCAGGCACTCAAACTATCTTTGCCCTCCAATTTTTTTCACCGTCCATCACTGAACAAACCCACCGAACAAACCCGATGAAAGCAATTCAGATTCTACGCCGCATGTTTCCGACCGCTGCCGCCATCGCAGAACTCCATGCGATCGCCAAAAACCAACAAGAGCGCCTGGACTACCAAATGGATTGGATTAATCACCTATTGGATTTTCAGGGGCAGTTACTGAAACGAATCCAGCACCTTGAAGACCTCTCCAAGGTTGAACAGGGCTTAGGCCCGAAATGATTTTGCGATCGTGAGGGTGCTTTCCATTTTTCACCGGAGGACAAAGAATGACCATTCAAATTACGACTTCAGCGGCGATCGCGCGATATCAACACCTCTCAAGCCAAATGAGCAAAGTTCAAACCGAGCAGCTTGCAAAAATTATTGCGGATCGCCATCGGCTGTTGGTGGCGATCGCTGCCAAGGCTAATATTCCGCCCAAACAAGGCTGGCGGCTGCGAACGCTGGAATGGATGGATAGCCAGCTTGAAGTGGTGGAGGTAGCGAAGGAAGCGTAATGAGTAAAAAAACATTAAGGCATTTTGAACGTGAACGCTTGATATGGGAGGCGCATATTGAAGCAAAACATAAGCTAATTTTGCTTGCCTACAACTCTTATCTAGGCTCTAACGATACTTGCTGGCCTTCTAATCATGCGATCGCTCTGATGACGGGCATCCCTAAAAGCACATTAATTCGAGACCTCCAAGCCATGAGGCAGCAATCAATAATAACTTCTACCCCAAGGTTCCTGAAAAACAAACGCAGACTGCCAGACAAAGAACCAGCAAAATCTAAGCCTCAAGATACCAACTTAACAACCATTGATTGGACGCAACTAGAAGCTCTATCTACCAAGCCGCTAAAAGTACCCCAGTCCCAAAATGAGACTACCCCCCAGTCCCAAAATGAGACTACCCCAGTCCCAAAACGAGACTACCCCAGTCCCAAAATGAGACCCGATCTAATTCATGGATCTAATCCAGGATCTGATCCAGAAAGAAATAACCCCCCTTACCCCCCAAAGGGGGATGGGGGTATCGCTAACGCTTTCAAAGAAAAAGAGGCGATCGCCAATGAACCGGATGTGCCTCAAACAAAATCCAATTCTGTAAAACAATCCAATCCTGAAAAAGGTCAAAGTTCCGCGCCGTCGCGATCGCCTGAAATTCGAGCAGTCCGAAAGTTTTACCCAGAGTCACCGCCGCCTTGGCGTTGGGGCTATGGCGTAAACGAATACCACGAGGGGTTTGTAGGGTTTGTGCGGCAACTGCTGCGAGAAATGCCAGAAACCTCAGCAATGAAAGCGCTTTCAGCAGAGGGATTGATCGCGCACTATGAAACCCCTAAGGGGTTTGCAAACCTAGAAGCTCGCTGCAAGCAATGGATGGATTCCAGTCCACCCCCCAATCAACCCGCCTGCATCCCTGTCATCCCCACCATCCCCCAGCCCATGCCGCCAGACCCACTAGACCAGCACCTGGCGCACCTGGGATGGAGCAAAACACGCGCCATTCAGCACATGATCGAGCACCACGGCTGGCCCGATATCCTCACCCAAACAGGCACCCTGCGAAGCGGAAACGTCTTCAACTGGCAAGCAATAGGGGCTAGGGCAGAGCAATTGCACAGCGCGATCGCCGCCCTAATCCCCACAGATCAGGGCGATCTCATCGCCGAATACGAGGCCACCCTGCTTCGTGCAGGCATGAGCAAGAGGGAGGCGATCGCCCACATGGTCGAAATTGGACTCTGGGACAAAGCCTGTAGTCCTGAAGCTTTGACAGACAGCGAGATCAATCAAATCATTGACGCGGTAAGTGTCAGGAGCGCAAAAACTTGAAAATCTCCACATTTAACCACGCTGAACATCGCCTCTGCCTGCTGCAAGCGGAATGGAGAGCCGCAACCCTAGCGTTAGAAACGATCGCCAAAGACATCGCCATCCATCCCGAATGGGGTCTTGAAATTGGCATCAATGGGCCTCAAGCCAAAACATCCACACAGACCCCTGAAAAATCAAATCTAAGCCTAGTCAAAGAGAAATCGCATGAGTTACACCATTAGTCCATCAAAACGAGCAGCAGCGCTCAAAAAATACCAGAGTCTAGAATTTAAAGCTGTGGTTTTGGCAAATCGGCAAATGACCTGCGATCGCCTATTTGCGACAAAAACACCTATGCCCTTCCCAACGCTTGAGATTCAGCAGCGCGAAGGCCTACAAATCATCCGAGAAAACTGCGACGAACTAAACCGAGCTTGGCGCGTAAAGCGGGGCGTGTTCCGCAGCGGCCTTATCTTGGCATCCGTCGCCACCTACGACGATGGGCTGTGGTATCACGTCAGTTTTTCGCTCAAAGATAAAATCCCTAGCTATGAACAAACCCTATTTGTTCGGGGGTCAATATTTCCTGCCTCAGCTAAGGTGATTCAAGTTTTTCCACCCGTGGACGAGCATTACAATTTCCACCCCAACTGCCTGCATTTGTGGAGCTGTTTAGAGGGCGATCGCCTTCCTGATTTCCGCTCAATGGGGATGGTTTGAATTATGCCAATGGAACGCGATCGCTATCCAGACAACTGGAACCAAATGTCACTCGAAATCCGCATCGCCGCCAACCACAAATGTCAAATGTGTGGGAAAAAATGCCGTCGTCCATCCGAAAAGCTTTCAGACTTCGTGCTCAGAGTCTACGGCGGACTCAAAGGCGATCGCTGGGAAGAAGCCCGCGACGCAATCGACCACCCTCAAAAATATCGGCTCACCGGTGCCCACCTCGATCAAAATCCAGCCAATAACCATCCTTCAAACCTCAAAGCGCTCTGTATGTGCTGCCACATCAACCACGATCGCGATTTCCTGGCCCACAATGCGATCGCCAAGCGCGAGCGACGCGGACAAACCAAACTACCCATTTAATCCAATGCAAAACCAAGACACTATCTGGACTAATGCTTCACTCACGCCAGACTTAAACCCCTGCGTTATCTGGCAATACCGTTCCTATGATGGCGTTTTTTCCTTGCCCGAAACCAGAGCCAAAGCAATGGGCTTATTGCAGGCTGCGGCGATCGCCCAAGTTGAAGCAAATATCGTAACGGAGCTAGCTAGAGTGATGACTCCTAAAGGCTTTGGACAAAAACAACAGCAGGAAATCCAAACCGTTGGCCTACTAGACCTAGTCAGAAAATCGCGAACTCCATTGATAGAAGGCATAGAACCCCTATATGGACACAAATCCAAACTACCTCTGTTAAACGTCCATTGGTACGGCAAACCAATTCAATTTGAAATGGCAACAGCCAGTTACCACGCCGAAGTTTTGATCAGAACAGCAGAAGCCGCAGAAAGCGACGCATTTCTAAGATTTTTCTTGTCTCAACAATGTGACATGCCTTTAGACAAAACTCAAGTCATGATTGAAGATTTTGCGCAATATCGAAATCAACAAAGCCTTGAACAATTATTCAAAAACTCTATATAAATCAAAAATAATGCTGACATCTAATGAATTAAAACGACTACAAAATTATGGCTTTACGTCTCAAGGCGCTGCCATTGTAGACGCGATCTGGTTTACCACATGCACCGGACATCAAATCGCAATAGCTTTAATCTGCAATCCAATGGGCATTTGGAAGGCATATATTGGCGTTACTTCACAAGCAATGTCCGAAGACGCTGGCCTACTAGAAATCACAGATTCAGGCTCAAAATTACCTTACACAATTGCAAAAGCTGCGTTTCCAGAAAAACCTTTTGACAAGGAAAATTATGATAACTAAGCTTAAACAGCCCTCTTATGGCGCGGTGGCCAAAAGCTGGAAGCAAGGCGAGAAGTTTGTGGTGAGGCGTGTCTATAATGCCGACTACTCAAACGTCCATGAAATCACTGGGGTCGTTTTAGCGGATTGTGAATATCCTGGATCGGCTTGCGTTGAATACTACGACCTTAAGGCCAAAAAGCTGGTCACGGAATTAGTGCCCGTAGCAAACCTATTCCCAATGATGCCCCCAGAAGATGTCCCCGTAATTGATTACGGGGACACGGATTCCTTCCAGGTCGGCGATCGCGTCAAAGTCAAAAACGGGATTGAACTGTTTCTTGGCAGGTTTGGGATAGTAACTGCGGGGGTTACGCCGCTAATGGAGCAGTACGGAATGATTGCAGTGTTGTTGGATGGCGATACTTATCCGTTTGGGATTAAATCCGTGGATTTGGAAGCTGCGCCCTTAGAAAAAGATTACGGGATTGCTGTTGGCGATCGCGTCACCTTCGCCCAAGTCTGGAACGGCGAAATCCACCAATTTGTCGGCATCGTACAAAAACTAAACGAACCCCCGGGCACAGCGCTGGTGCAATACGAAGTGCCCAAGCACCTACAAGATGGCGTTGATCGCCCAAACATCCTTCAGTCGCCCATCGCTCTATTTAGTCTTGCCAATGCCTTGCCCCCAGAACCCGCCTATTCGTTTGGAACAAGCGAGTTTCCAGGCTTGCCCCCAGAATCAGACGACAACAGAATTAGCAGTGAAATCAACCGCCTCAGATCTCAAGGCACAGTCGCCCCCGCTGGCGTGTGGGTTGAGTGCTGCAAAGTCAGTCATTCGGAGTTTCGCCAAGCCTACTGGCGATCGCGAGAACCCTGCTTCACCCCCATCAAAGGCAACAACCCAGAAGCCAAATGCAGAAAGCGCTATATCGGCAAAGAAGGGAGTAATGCCCATAAAGCGGCGATCGCCCAAATCGATCGCCGCAACAAAATCCAGAAGCTCATCAAACAACTGCCCAAAAATCTTAGAGAGTCCATCTAATGGAAAACGCCGAAAGCCTCGCCATAGCAGTCAACCGCCTCACAGATGTTCTGGCTACGCTGCTCACCAAAGAGCAAGCCACCATCCCAAACGAAATCACCCTACAGCAGGCCGCTGAACTTCTAAAAGTGCATCATCAAACCATCCATACCTATCGCCGCTCCTTCTGGGCTTCCGGTGTCCATTATTTCCCCCAGGGCAAAGGCCACCTCTACAACCGAGAATTACTACAAGACTGGCTCAGAAACCGGAATGACGAGGCTCAACATAAGCTGGCGATCGCCGCTTGGATCTGCAAAAACCAACCCAGGAAATCAGGACACTGAGAAAATGGACAAAATATCGGTAGACCGCGCTCAAAATGCCATGCAACAGCGCGTAACACAGCATGATTTAGCGCTCAGGCTAACGGCCCATGCGCTCAACGTGAGGAGCGATCGCCCTGTCTATTCCGAAGATGGCGAATTCTTAGGCCATTGGCAAGATAAGGCATGGATAGAGCGGCTTCGCTCGATTGCAAGGGATCTGGCAGATATTCAGCGCGATTCGTGGGTTCAGGCTGGCGTTGAGTTTATTGGTTTTGGAGAAGAGTAATGGCTCGTGTTTTGGATCCGTGTTGCGGGAGTCGAATGTTCTGGTTCGATCGCCAAAATCCTGACGTTATTTATGGCGACAATCGCATTGAAGAGCAGATTCTTTGTGATGGACGCAGCTTGAGTATTAAGCCTGATGTGATTCTTGATTTTACAAATTTACCCTTTGAGGATGGGAGCTTCAATTTAGTTGTTTTTGATCCTCCACACCTTCACACTGCTGGGCCAAAAAGTTGGATGGCTGCAAAGTACGGGAAACTCTCGCTAGCTTGGCGAGACGATTTGAAAAAAGGATTTTCTGAATGCTTTCGTGTACTGGCCAGTGATGGAACTTTAATTTTTAAATGGAGCGAATCCCAAATTAAGATCCACGAAGTTTTAGCCTTAACTGAAGTAAAACCTCTTTTTGGACATCCAACAGGACGAAAAGGATTGACCCATTGGATAGTGTTTCTAAAACCATTAGTAAATTTATCGGATTCACCTGACTTAATCAATCCAATAAATTCGGCAACCGAGGGCGAGAGCTAACATTGCCCGCATAGAACTTGTAGATGGTCGCTACATCATCCCCCACCAGCTCTGCCACCTCAGCAGGCGATCGCCCCATATCCAACAAATGGCTAATCAGCGTCGAGCGAGTACTGTAGGGCTTGCGATAATCAATCCCAGCAATCGCCAGCACATCCACCCAAGCCCGATTTCTGAAATTATGGTCATCAATGGCAAACCCTTGAGGACTGCAAAACACCAAATCATCCGGCTCCCAATCGAGCGGACGACGCGAAAGCAATAATTCAGCCAGCCGAGACGATAGCGAAATATCCCGCGCTCGATTGGTCTTAGTCGCCTTACGCCGTCCTCGGCTAATCGACTCGCCAATCCAAATGGTCAAACCATCATCTGACACATGCTGCCACCGCAGACCAATCGCCTCACCCGTGCGACAGCCTGTGCCAAATAAAAACTCAACAAAATCACCATACATGCCCCATCTGGGATGCTCCCTAAATGCCCCCAGAATCTTCTTTATCTCATCCTTCGTAAACGGCTTAGGCCGCTGCTTCGGACTTACCTTCACCGGAATATCCATCCAAGGATTAACCTCAATCCACCCTCGCTTAATCGCCCAAATCCAGCAGGCATTCACCAAGCTCAGGTAATCCCGTAAAGTCGTAGCCCCAACCCTCAACAGCATCCAGTCCTTAAACTGTTCTGCGTCGCGCTCCCTCACCAAGGCGATCGTCCTCTGCCCGAAAAACTCCCCCAAGTGCCCGCGCAGCGCCCGATACTTCTGAAGCGTTCGCACATCAACACGCTTGGCCTTGTAATCAATGAATTTTTCAAATAGTTGAACCACCTGCTCATCACTCGACCGCTGACCTACGGCCTTGTATTTATTTAACGTCGGGTCAAAGTTCGCCGTCGCAATGTCACCCTCAATCTGACGCGCCTTGATATCCGCTGCCAGCCGATTAATCTTTGTATCCGCCAAGCCCAAGCTCAAAAAATAGCGCTTGCCGCCATGGCTCCAGACTAAGCGAAGGCGATCGCGCAAAACCTGAACCGTCACCCCGCCCTTAGGCGTTCTGCCCCCAGAACTGCGATCATCCACGATCGCAGTTGGATCTCAGCACCAACAGTGGAATCATGTTTTCAGACTTCTATAGACGAGCGTTTTGTGACGTGTACTCTAAACACAACACTAAACCAAAACGTCAAAACCCGCTATAGTAGCGGGTTTCAGGCAATGGACACATCCCGACTCGAACGGGAGACCCCCACGATGTCAAGGTTGCTGTCACATGCTCAGAAGTCTATGATTAAAAGGTTTTGAGTGCAGTTCAAAAACTGTGATCGCAAAAAGATCTCAATTTTAAGGCTAGTATTATTGTGATTTAGCTCATGAAGGCGAGAGGAAAATGCGGCTTCAAGACCTCAATGATACAGTTCCTTTTATTGTTTTAGGTAATGATGTTGAGCTTTGCACCGAAGTTCAGCAAGCTCTAAGCAATGAAGCGCTTTTAAAAAGCGCTATAGATGGAACCTACGGGCCAAATACTGAAAACGGGCTGGTCAGGTTCAAGCGAAATCATAAGCTTTCTGGGGGCAACTACTTAGGCCCAACGACAGCAAAGTACTTAATGCGTGCGATCTCGTCTGGGGTACCTCATTTGGTTACAGCGGCACAGTCCAGCGCCGTCTACGGCTGCCAACTTTATCCTGCTGAATTAGCCGATCTTAATAATGCTCTTGCAAAATTTGAAATTAATCAGCCCGAAGATATCCGGCAATTTTTAGCCCAAACAGCCCACGAAAGCGGTGGGCTACGGTGGCTCAAAGAGCTGGCGGATGGCTGGGCCTACGAGGGCCGCATGGACTTGGGGAACACCCAGCCAGGAGATGGGCCACGATATAAAGGGGCTGGCGTGATTCAGCTCACGGGCCGCTCAAATTATCAAAGTTTTTGCAACTACATGGGCGATGCTCGAATCATGGAGGGGTGCGATTATGTCGCGGCAACCTATCCGTTTTCGAGTGCTGGGTTTTGGTGGAAAAATAACGGCATGTCGCAGCTCATTGCCAACGGGGCCGATATTTATGCCGTTACCCGTCGCGTCAATGGCGGGCTTAATGGCATAGACGATCGCATTGCCTATTATCAAAAAGCACAAATGGCGATCGCATGAATTCACAAACCTCTGCCGCCGCCCCCATTGGAAAAGTGGCCTATCCTGCTGCATTCTCTGCCGTCGTCTCAATCTGCGTTTTTGCCGCCAAACAGCGCGGGGTGGAAGTGCCCGCTGACGTGGCGATCGCCATTACTACGCTGGGCAACTTTTTGATTGGGTACTTTGTCCCCTTGCAATCAAGAGAGGTGAGCTGATGCTGTGGTTTTTTGGGATTGCTTGGGTTGGCGGAGCGATCGCCACCTACCGAGAGCTGCGATCAGCCCAAGTTAAATCAATTGGGGTGAAAGGCTGGGCCATTGACCTAATGCTGGCGTTGACCTGGCCTATCCGTCTTGTGATTACCTTGGCAGCGGGGGATTAGAAATGAGGTGGCTACTTGCGACTGCAATTGCCTTAGCGTTGCTGGAGCCTGGGAGGGCGATCGCCCAAACCTACGAAATCCTTAATGGCGGGGGCGTACTGATTCGCAATGGGAAGCAGTACAAAGCAGAGCGCGGCGTAAAGATCGTTGAAAATGATTATCTAAAAGTGCCAAATCGAGTCCAGTTCCTGGGGGCATACGGTTCGTTTCTTGGCACACAAACCAAAGGGCAGCTACATTTTGCACTACTCAGGTATGGCAACAAAGGGGCTGTCATCAATTTAATGGTCTTCACAGGTCAACTCAATCTGATTGTTTCGCACAGGACAAATCCAGCCTCTAGACTGCGCATCCAGTCCTATAAAACCGGAGAAGTCTTTACATTTTGGGGCACCAAGGCCAACGTGCTTGACGTGGGGGAATGCTCTGCCATCGCCGTCACATCCGGCACCGTCGAAACCAGCAATGTAGGCCAAAGCGTTTGGGTAAATGGTGGCTACGGCAATATCGGCTGCAAAGATGCACCCCCAGAGCAGCCATTCAAGCTCAATTATTCCCTAGATTTAAAGCAAGTCAAAATCGAAAAAACCGCAGTAGGGCTAGTCATTCGCGCAAAAATAAACCCCCTCCACAGATTAATCGTGGAGGGGGTAAGTTTTGTACCGGAGAACAATGGGGAAGTAAGCGCACGTGCAAGCCAAAAGACAGAAGGCAATAGCCTTAAACTCTCAATCACTGATTCCGACGATACCACAAGAACCTTTTACTATCCCCTCATCCCTCGCAACTAAAACCATGTCCGCGCTTAACACAAATCGGCCCATGCAAATCATCATACTCAGGCCGCTTCATGCCTTTGTATAAATCTGGCGTTGATTCCGGCATCATGACGGGCTTTTTGCGTTCGAGATTGGGATCGAATTTAATAGCGATCGCCGTGATAGAGAGCGATATCGCAATGGAAAACAACACAATGGGCAACTGCCAATAAGCGCGAGGAGATTTGCTCAACCCCTCCATCGTTTCGGTGAGCAGATTCGTCGACGAATCAATAATTTGTTTCTCTTTGGTGTCAGTTTCCATTTTTTTAGGATACCCAGCGCCACGAATTGTTAAAATCGTGCCATCAATT